ACGGGCACGAACCGCAATGCGGCGCAGCAGAGCTTCACGGCTGCGGACGTAATCGCAATACGTCATGTACGCCGGATAGCTCGTGTACAGCGCCATGAATACAGCCTCTTTAAGCCGTTTTTCGGTGTCCAGGCTACCCATGTATCCACCACCTTGTTTCGGCGTCATACGGATTGATTTCGTGGCGTTCACGGCGCATCCTTGCCAAGCAGCCTTGCCCGGTCGTCGCGTTTGCGCTCGATTGCCTTCACGACTTTTGAGCCGATAACCAAAAACAGCCAAATCACCAGCACCAAAGAAGGCAATACCCACAGCGGTGCAGCAACCCACACCCAAGGCCAATCGATGTACCCGGTCAGTTTCAGAGTCAGCAACACAAGGAACAGCGCGCCAAAAAAGCTGACCCCGCCGCTGGAAGTTTTCGATTCCGTGCTCATGCTCTTTCCTTTCATTGCCAAGACGGAACGCTCATGCGAACCGCAAGCAAGTGCTCCGGGTTCACGCATCCGCGCGTACCGCACACACAAACCACCCTGTAGCCTTCACGCGCTTCATGCCCAACAAGCCGAAGAACTTCGACACGAACAGGAACGCTGGCTTGGCCGTTGGCGTCAAGCATCCGAGGCGATCCGCGCTCGATATCTCCCCGCCAAATCCAGCAGTTGCGCTTTTCAACGCAGCGCGACTTGATTTCGGAGAGAGTGGTCATTTCCTGCCGATTCCGTATTCGTTCACAAGCCGATCAATCAGCAAGCGCGGCGCACTCTTGGTCATGGTTTCTTCATCGAAGTCTTGTTTGCACTCGCGGCCAGACAGTCGATACACGCCCCATCCAAGCGCGCGAATTTCTGCTTCGCGCCTGTGGTCTTTTTCTATGTCAAGGTGAAATGCGCTCCCGTCACACTCCACAGCAACCTTGGCCACCGGATTGCCGAAGTCAACAAAGAACCGGCCCACCGGGTACTGCGGGTACAGCACAGCGCCGGCGCATCGAATGTCATGCCATAAAGCACGCTCGATTGGCGTAAACACGCGCATCCAATCGACCTCGTATGGGTCGATTCCCCATTCAGCACAGCCTGCCTCTTGAATTTCTGCGCCAGCCATCCGATAAAAAGCGCGCAAAGCCGCGCAGCGCACAGAAATGTCATTGGAATAAATTTTTTCTACATGGGTCACTCTGGCGTATTCAGCCTCAAGTAGTCTTGCAATCTGAGTCGTTTCTTTCTTCATCATTCAAAACCCATCTCTTTCCTAACCACGGCTTTGCTCGGTGCTGGCCCGTCCCATCCGGTAAAACGCACCTTGCTGCCTTCGTAAAACAGCTTCACGTTCCCGATGCGGCCCTGACGGTTCTTCAACACGGTCAACTCGGCGTAGCTTTCCCACTCGCCGGTCATGTCTGGTTTGTCCACGGCCTCGCGGTGCAGGCCCAACACAATGTCGGCGTCCTGTTCAATCGAGCCAGAGTCGCGGAAGTCAGACAGCATCGGGTTGCGCTTCACGCGCTGCTCGATCTGCCGGTTCAGTTGCGCCAGCGCCAGCACCACAATGTCAAGCTCTTTCGCAAGAGCTTTCATCCCCTTCGTGATTTCTTCGATCTGGTAGGCGCGAGACTGCTTGCTGTCAAGCCCGGCCATCAATCCGATGTAGTCCACGATCAGCACATTCAACCCGTGCAGGCGCTTCAAGTTGCGCGCCTTGGCTTTGACCTGGTTGATGTTTAAACCGGCTTGGTCAGTCACGTAAAAATTCAAGCTTTGCGCCGCCTGCGCTCCTTCAAGTACGCGCCCCCAATCCAGTCCACGCTTGGGTCGGATCACGCTAGACAAGCTCACGCTTCCAAGCATCGCAGTCATGCGGTCGCGCACGTCTCGATGCGGCATTTCCATGCTCATCAGCGCCACCGAGCAGTTCACCGCCATGTGCAGGCCGATGCTCATGCCGATAGCCGTTTTCCCGTGGCCGGGTCTGCCACCGATCACCACCAGCGAGCCTGGGCGCAAACCGCCTTCAAGGTATTCGTCCAAGTCGGTCAATCCCGTCGGCCAAGACTTCGCCCGTCCATCCGCGCGGTCTTGCAGCGCCTGCATGTGCAGGCTCATCCCGTCCTTGGCGCTTACCCATTCGTCGCGTGGTGAATCGTCAAGCAGCTTGGCAAGTTGCGCTTGCGCCTGCTCCACACGCTCGGAAATCGGGCGGTTGTTGTCGCGCGCCAAACTCCACAATTCGCCGCTCACCGCCGCCAGTTGCCGCGCCTGCCAGCGTTCCACCACAATGGCCGCGTGTCTGCGCAAGTTTTCCGCGCCAGGAACGTACTGCGCAAGCGCGTTCAGATCGGCCAACGACGCATACACGCATGGCTCTTTTCCTTCGCGCAGCCCGTTGAATACTGTCACCACATCGGCAGACTTTCCAGCAGAAAGTTGCCGCGCAATTTCGCCGAAAACCACGCGGTTGTCGTGGCTCACGAAATGCTCGGCCCGCAACACGTCCGACACGCGATCAAACGCCGTGTTGTCGAGCATCATTGCCCCCAGCAGTAGCGCCTCGGATTCTGGGCTTGCCGGCATGAGAATGCAGAGTTCAGGCGCTGGCGCGTTCATGCGGCCTCCCGGTGGTACTTGTTTTCGAGGCATTTGGCAAAACCGCTTGGCGACATGAGAAAGTCGATGTCGGCAATGAACGGTGGCTTTCCGGGTTGCGGCGTCGCGTGCCCGGTCAGGAATCGAGAACTGCCGCACGTCTCGAAAAACGCCCCCCACGCAGCCAGCCCGTCGTCGCGGGTGGCGTAGCCGAACGGCTTGCAGGTCAAGCGCGCAGCCTCGCGCCAACGGGCCTTGATCGTGCCTTTGCGCGCCGAGTTCGTCACCCTCACTCGCGGGTTGTCCGGCATGTGCTCGTGGTAGAGCGCGATGATTTCCTCGACCGGGCAGTCCGGCAATGGCGGTTTTGCCGGCGGGTCGGAAACGCAAGTTTCCGGCAAAGAAGCGTTAGCTTCTTTCTTTTCCTGTTCCTGTTCCTGTTCCTGTTCCTGTTTCTGGTTAAGAAACCCTTGCGAAAGGGTTTCACAAGGGTTTGCTTTTTGCGACTGTTCAACCCCAAGCAATGGCCCGCAAACCCGCATGAAATCTAGCTTCCAGCAACATTCGTCTGGTATGGACTGCGCCACCTTGACGGCGCTTTTGCGCTGGTTTGGGTTTTCTGGCGGGTTCCACTCAAGATGCTTGCAAATCCACACCCATTTCGTGGTTTCGCAACGGTTAGCGAAACCCTTGCTCAACAGTTCAACAAACCCTTTCGCAACCCTTTCATGCGACCATTGCAGGTCTTCGCAGGCGTACCCATCAGGAAGCCTGAAAGCTCCTGCAATAGTGCAATGCGGGCTTGTCAGCAAGTACAAAGCCAGCATCCGGCCATCTTCGGTCAGCGAGCGCATTGTTTCGCTTGACCAAAATGTGCTGTAAACCTTTCCATAATCTCTCATCTCGAATCACCTATCGAAAATTTGTCGCTCTGGCAGCGGCTTCCCCCATCAGCAAAATCACGCACGGCAGGGCGGGATAGGCGACCGCCTTTTCGGTAGCTAACCTAGCCGGGTGAAAAATCACGTCAAGCCTCTTTCAGCTTCCATCCGCGCAACCATTTCCGGTGAGCGCAAAGCAACCAGCCTCGCAACATCCGCAGCGGCGCGGCGCGATTCGTCACGCCACATGCCGCGCTCAACCATGTCGCCGCACATATCGGAGATGGCTTGCAAAAGCATCACGGTCTCATTGCGAAGTGCAATCAACTTTTCAAGCTTTCTGTCTTGCTTGTTCATCGCGCACCCCCGTGCATACGTCTGGCTGCCTTTGCTTCTGCCAGCTTGCTACCGGCCTGAATAGAGCTTGGAGCAAGCGCAATAGGACGACCCTTCAACGTCAGCGCATAGCCACGCCTGAGCCGCTTGTGAGTTGTCTTTGTGGTCTTTGTGATGCTCTTTGCAGTCTTTGCAGGCACGCGCTCGCGCCAACTGGCCCACGGCCACACCGGACGGCCACCCGGAAAGTGCGGGTAATGCAGCTTGTCGAAGCTGTTCTGCCTGTTCATGCGGACACCTCATCGGGTTTGAGTTCCGGCAGAAACTCGCTGTATTCGCCATCGAACAGGCACAAGTGCATCGCCACTGGCGTTTGATACGTCTGGCTACCCAAATGAATGCAGCGCAAACACTCTCCGCGCTTCTGGCACTCAACCCATGTATGACCATGCGGGAAGATGCTTCGATCTGTTTTGAAGCGTTTTCCTTGGCAGCGGGTGATTTCGGCGGATAGAAGCTTCATAGCCGTCTCCCTTGCAGCAATTCCTCGGCGTACCGCAGCTTTTCTTCCAGCTTGGCGCTGCGCTCACGCTCGATGCGCAAGGCACGCTCTGTCTCGGTTTCCAGCTTGCGCAGGCAAGTAATGTCATAGCCACGCGAGTGCAGCAGCCAAAGCATTGGCACCTCGTTCCCGGCCACATCCATGAACTTGTTGAGTTCGTCTTGCGGAAAGTTGTGCTGCCCCACACCCATGATCCGCGACCACTGAGCGGCATCCTTGACAACGCCGCCAGTTCCAACAAACGCCTTGTCATCAAGGCCGCTGATGGTTTGGCACAGTTGCAGCGCCTTGGTCATCGTCGGCTGGCGCGCGATCAGGTCAGGGTCGATAACCTGCATCGGCGGGCGTGCGGAAAGCTCATGCTGGCTCATCGAGACAACTCCAAACAAATGATTTGTCTCGTCATGTCTCGTTGATTGAGACAAAAAAAGGGAGACTTGTTTTCCATGTTCACGTCACCCCAACTTCACCAGCAGCCAAGCCGCCAAAGCGCCCACGCAGCCGGAAACCAGCGCGAAAACCAGATCGCCAATGGCGTCCATCGCGCTTCCCTCTCCGTGCCGCAGATCGAAGAAGCTACGAAACCGCAGACCGAAGATCACCAGCGCAAGAACGCTTATGGACAGAGCGGTTACGAGGAATGTGTGCATGGCACGGCCTCCTCTGTAGTTGGCTTTGGCTTGATTGGCTTCGGAGATGGAACGGTTTCTTCAAGCGGGTCGCTTGGCGGGAAGCCGTCCCTGTCCCACTTTCCCATAGCCTCAGCGATACGAGCCGTTGCGTTCAGTGATTCGGCCAGCGCCTCACGAATCCTGCGCAACTCGTACATAAGCGCAGACGTGTCGGGCTTGGCTTCTTCTTGCGGCGGAATGGACGCGGCAGCTAGCTCATCTCCGTGCTGTTTGATCTTTACTCCGGCCTCAATCAGCCCTTCGCAAAACTGCTTCACTGCACTTGAAAGAAGCTCTGCTTCTGGCATTGGATCGGCAGCTTTTTCCTGCGAAGCAGAGGCTGTTGTCGCAGCATTCACGACATCAACAAGCTTTCCGATACGCTTTTCCAAAGCGTCAACGTCACCAGCGACAAGCGGCATCCATTCCTTGCCGCAGCCATTGCAAATGTGCGAAACGAGCGGGCTATCTATACGGGTGTACTTTGTGTACAAACGGCATCCGCACTCAGGGCAGCCCGCTGCATTGACCTGCTCGACAAGCTTGGAAAACAGTTTTACAACCTGCTGTGCGCGTGGTTCAAACTCAGACATGGCAGAACTCCTCTGCTACAGCATTGATAGTTTCGTGCTCTTGTTCTCTGTCAATCGGAACCCAAACGAAACTTTCGTTTTCTGCACAAAACCTATCGACATTGAGGCGTCGGTCTTGGCGTGGTGTTCCGGTCACGCGCTCAAGCACATAGAAACGCTCAACAGTGAGAACTTGGTTTGTTCCTGGGACAAATCCGTATGGCTTTGCTGGGTGCGTGCATCGCGCTATCGTTGGCTCACCCGCCTTCATGTAAATAACGGCAGCCATCAGTTCAGCAGGAAGTCCGAGCGCAGCATCCATAGCGGCTCCTGCTTTCCTATCCCAAGAGGAATCTCGTTTCATCTACGCCACCCCCATGAATCGGGTGCCCGCCCACAGTCGGCTTACAGTGGCGGCAACCACACCAGCACAAGCGAAAGGGGCGAGCATGGACATCAACCAGCGGATCGAGTCTTTGACGGACTCATTGAGAACGCTGACAGAAACCACCAGAGATTTGATGGAGCGGGTCAACCTGAACGAAGACCGGCAAGCTGCGCTCATGGCGTTGCTCCTGTCACTTGTTCAGGGTTCTCCGAACCGAAAGGAGATTGCGTCCCGCGCTCATGCTGCACTGGCGACAGTACTTGCGATGAACGGAGACAAACCACTCCAGAAGGAGAGACTTCGTCGGGCGCAGGCGTTTTTGATCGAAATTCTTGGCTGATCGCGGCCAGAATTTCATGGCCCGCCTTGGCTTGCGCTTCGCTTTCTTCACGCAACGCCTTCAATTCCTCTGCGAGCTTTGAAAGCGCATCAGAAACACCGCAAGCGCCCCCCAAGATCACCGACGCTCCAGCCTCAAGAACAGCCGCACGATCAAGGTTGCTGCCGCTCACCGTCACGCATACGCCGTTGTCGGTTTTCTTCACGTCGAACGTCACGGCGATGAAGTCAGCAGACATGAGCGGACTCCTGCTTGGCGAATGCCCGCTCCTGGGCTATATTGGCAACTCCTACATCACCAAGCCCAGGAGCGGCATTCATGGCAACCAAACCACTGAACGAGAAAACCTCGCCGTCCGTTGCATCCAAAGCGAGCAAACTGCTGCGCAGCCCGCAGTCATCGCCAACCGTCAAGAGCGTCGCGGCATCGGCACTGACGCAAGCGGCCCACAAAACGCAGGCCAAGACACCGGCACGGAAAAAGTAGCTAGTCATCTTTGGTCAGCCTCGTTATCGCCGCGTCAAGCAGCATGCCGGCGGTCTGTGTTCGGCTGTTCGTCGATGATCCTTCGATGGAATACCGCCCGCCGCGCAGTTCTTCCACAGCCGTCACCGCGATCACCTCGCCGCTTTCGCAGCGTTGAAGCAATCCGCGTGCGTAGTCAGCCGCGTCGCCACGAACAGGCATTTGAACGAGCTTCACGCAGCCTCCTGTTCAGGAAGGGGAGCGGAGCCGATGAACACGTCTGGCCGAGCAAGACGAAGGTATTTCAGCCATGCCTTCGGGATGCCTGTTTTCTTCCAGTCAGAGACAGATGGCGGCGTGATCTCGCACATGCGAGCAACCGCGTTCGTCCCGCCAAGGGCATCAATGATCTGCACGGCGTCTTCGGTTCGGATTTCCATAAGCACACATCATAAGGCATGTCTAATCGAAATGCAAGGCATACCTTACGGCAATTTAGTTAGGATCGCCTAATGAAAAGTTGGCACACTCGGCTAGAGCACGCACTCAAGGTGCGCGGCAAGGATTGGGCTGACCTCGTGAAAGTCACTGGCCTGAAAATGCCGTCCGTCTATGCGTGGAAACCTGACGCAAAGAAGCAAACCAAGATGATGGATGGAGACAACGCCGCTGTTGTCTGCGAATTCCTGCGGATCAACAGTGCTTGGCTCTTTGACGGAAAGCTGCCAAGTGGCCTAGAAGATGCTGACCAAACCACGAAAGCACTGACACCAGTTGCGCGTTCCGTTGAGCGCAACATCGCGCCGGATGGCTACGTACGCCTTGAGCACTTGTCTCCAGAGCCATCAATGGGTAGCGGATCTGTGGTTGATGGACAGATTCAGATCGTGCAGTACCTCGACGTACTGGAAAAGTGGCTGCGGCAAAAGGTCGGCAGTGCCAACCCGGAGCGCATCAAAGTGCTGACCGGTTCCGGCCACAGCATGAAGCCGACCATTCAGGATCAAGACTTGGTGTTCATTGACACAGGACAGCACACCATCGACCTGCCTGGTATCTACGTGCTGGACGTGCATGGCCGTTTTCTGCTCAAGAAAGCCATGATCCTGGGCGACGGCACCCTGATCCTGCGCAGTGACAACACTGAGGAATACCCGGACGAAGAACGCCACGACTTACGCAAAGCTGCCGACACCATCACCGTGGCGGGCAAGGTGCTGGCGTGGTGGACTTTGCGCCAGTAGCAACCATTGAACCAAGGAGATAGATATGAAACGCTCCATCCTGATATCCGCAACACTTGCAATTTCTTCTATCGCCTTTGCCGCAGACGGAGACGATGCCATGCTTGGTTTCAAGTGGGGTATGTCGGTGCAAGACGTTAAAGCCGCAGGATCAAGGCTCGAAAAGAAGGATACAAACAGGAGTCTTGAAATATACGAAGTATCTTCTGTTCCAAAGCCTTTATCTGATTTTGAAATATATATGTTAATTTTTGCCGACGGCAAACTTGTTAAAATATCAGCAGTCGGAAATGATATTTCTGGAGATCCAACAGGGATCAAAGGAAAAGAACAATTCAAAGTACTTGAAAATACAATGAAAGAAAAGTATGGAGATCCTAAACACAGTTATAAGCGTATTGGAAGCAAATTATATAAAGAATACGACGAGTTTTACCAATGTCTTGCATATGATGGCTGTGGAACATGGGCCAGCATCTTTGAAACAAAAGACAAGTCTGTTGTCTTGGAAATGAATGGCGTTCGGCGCGGAACAGGCTATCTAAGAATAGTAGCGGAATCGAAGCCTCAATGGTCAAATGCGATTGAAAAACACAAAACGAAAAAAGCAAGTTCAGATAAAGATGCGCTCTGACTAGACAAAAGATAAATGGAAGAACACAATGAAAACAATCGCCATAGCAGCAGCATTAGTGTGTATAACATCTCTCTACGGATGCGCTTCGCCTGAACAGATACAAGCCAGACAAGACGGAATCAATCAGTTCAGAAGCACACGCCCTCATTGTCTTTCCGATGAACAATGCAAACGCGCATGGTCTGGCGCTCAAGTGTGGGTATCTCAAAACTGCGGCATGAAAATACAGCTTGTAACAGACTCAATCATTGAGACATACTCAGCAAGATACGGTGACATGACGCTGCAATGCAAGGTGACAAAGATATCTGCTGTTGGGATGGGTTATGTTGTAAATCTTGACATTGGATGCCAAAACTATATTGCATGCACGTCTGATCCATTGATGAAAGGTATGGAATTTAATCAGTATGTGAGTTCAGTCATGGGAGAGGCAACCATCAGCAGCGCACCAGAGCCGAAGCCTGAGCCTTCTGCCAGTAAGGAACCGGACGCGCAATCAGGTGACAAGCGTTGCGACGCTGCACAAATCAAGCGTATGCGCGAAGCAAACCTGACGCCGGAGCAGATCACGGATATTTGCAGGAAATAGCTTTTCTGTTGGCATAAATGTCATTCCTCAAACACATCCTGCGTGGGCTGTCTTTAGTGCCTGCAAAGCAAGAGGAAATTTCATCTCCGCCGCAGATAGACAAGCCAGCCGAAGAAGCAAGCCAGAAATATACGCCATCAACCATAGAGA